ACGAGTGTCTGGTATGTCTTAGCCATCGGACCCTCCGGTTAAGGGGAGGACCCCAGCCCACCATAATGATGAGACTGGGGTCCAGATCAGCGTCCGATTAAGACTTACGGATAAAGCCGACGCCGAGGGCTTCGCCCTTCACGACCTTACGGCCATAGACCTGCAAGCCACGGAGCAAGTTGGAGAACGAACGCTCAGAGCGAATCGTTTCCATCTTCGTGAACTGTGCAGCGAACGTCAGTCCGGAAGTCGTACCGAACAGAACCGGGAACGCACCAGTCGTCTCGGTGTCGAGCAACAGGTTGCTGACATACAGCGTGAACCTGTCGATCATTCCGAGGCGGCCATTTCGCAGGATCGAAGTGCCGTCACCAGCAAGCGAGGCGTCCTTCAGGTCAGACGCCTTGACCAGCGCGGCAAACCATGCCGGGATGACCATGAAGCGGCCCGACTCGGGGACGTTCTGCTCGTCGAGCACCTGACCACAACGCAGGATGTAGTCAATCGGCGAAGCGTTCGTACCGCCATTGTCCACCAGAACCGCGTTGGTCTGAAGCGTATTGAAGCCAAGGTCGATGTCACCCGAGATGGCACCAGCGGTGGCACCCTTGTTCTCAGCGACGATGTCATCGAAACCGTTGCCGGTTGCGGCGACGTTGGTCAGGAAGTCGAGAACATCGGTATCAATCGCAATCTTCATCTGTTCTGCGGCGTCTTCTGCCCAGATGCTCAGCATGTCGATGTCGCTCTGAAGCTCCATCACATCGTCAAGGGCTACGTTGAAGTACTTACCTTGGTCGATGAGCAGCTGAAGTTTTGCGCTCGACGGACGAGTAACCACGAGGTCCATGTCGGCACTGTAGTCAGCAATCGCAACATCGGGACGGGTACGGATGTTTACCGTATCGCCCTGATTCTTGATCTCGCCTTCGTAGTCCGTGTTAGCGATAGCGCCAAGAACGGTGGCCTCATAGAATTTCTCAATGAGTTTGCCGGACCATACTTCAGGGATGAAGTTGCCAGCATACGCCGTTGTAGGGGCTGCGCCTGACCACGGTGTAGTAGTTGGATATGCCATTTTTAATCACTCCTTAGAGTCGGTTTCAACGAACCCTGCCCTCTGCTTGAGCTGCGAAGATGTCTCTTTCTAACTTCGTCATCTCTTTCGGAATCGGTTTGCCCTTTTTTACAAACTCATTCCGGTCAGCATAGAACTGGGCTATGTCTGCGCGGGTCCATACCCGCTTACCGCTTTCGTTCGGAGCGCTTGCTGTCCCGGTTTGAGGCGTTCCGGGGGCCGTCAATTCGTCCAACTTGACCTGTGGTTCCGGGGTTGGTTCCGGAGCAGGTTCCGCTGGTGTAGCAGCAGCGTTTTCGCTTTGAAAGCTCGTGAAGTACGCAATGACTTTATCGGCATCGGCGTTCTTCATCGCTTCTGTCAAAAAGTATGCTCTCGGTCTTCCGGTCAGTCCTTCCTGTTCATCGAGCCAGTTGAGGAAATTTTCGTCCTCGTTCTGGGCCTCCCAGTCCGGTACAGCTGCCGTAAGGCGGTCGAATACCTGTTGACGTTTGGATTCTGCCATAGACTTCTGGCTAGTTGCAACTTTTTCATCCACCTGTTTCACACGCCCTTCAAGCGGTTTCAGGTGAGATTCGATTTCCGGCAGTGTAGCGTTAAGCGATACACGCTGGATCAGGTCGATGAGGTCGTCACCAAATTGCTCACGTTCCTCATCGGAAATAATGGGTTTCTTGGGCTGTTCAGGTTCCGCTGGCTTATCTTTCAACGTCTGCATAGAAGCGACCATACCTTCGAGGTTCAGCATACGCTGACGCATCTCTTGGTTGTCGCCCTGACTCTGTTGCAGCTGTTTCTGAAGGCGCGGGACTTCCGCGTTGTACTTGCCCTGAAGCACTTTGAACTTGTGCTCCCAGTCGGTCGGCTCGGCTTTGGCCGGTTCTTTGGCCGGTTCCTTGGCCGGTTCCGCCTCGATCTTAGGTGGTTCCGCCTCGTTTTTAGGTGGTTCTTTGGCCGGTTCGTTGGCCGGTTCTTCAACCTTCAGCTTGCCGTCGTCGCCATACACTTCTTCGACGATTTTGTTGGCTTGCTCTACTTGCTCTCGTACTGCTTTCGGTAGCGCACTCATGGCGTATTACCTCTCCTGTTTGAATTTTTCAGTGATCTCGGGGGCCGTCACGAACGCTTCAGATATTCCGTCAACGACGAAAGCCTTCCCCTGCGTTCTATACAGGGGAGTGCCTTCGGCGGTGAGGAGTTCCTCATCGAACTTTGCGCGGTGTCCTTCGAGCCATTTCAACACTTGTTTGAAGTCCGGGTTTATCCGGAGATTAGTTAATGACTGCGCTGTTTGTTTGTCTAGTTTCAGTTTCACTCAAAGAAGCCAATAGGCAGCTTCGCATCCGGATCGAATCCATAATGGATCGCTCTGGCACGGGCATCGTCGGTATCTTGGCTGGCCTTCTGCTTGGCGGCTACTGCCTTGCCATCCTTCGATCCGTCCCTCTGACGTCGTGCGCTGGGAGCTGCCTTGTTAATTTCGACGTCATATACCCCGTCCAACGAGGACAGGTTGAGCGATTTAATGACCTTCGCCATTACGATGCCTTCGCCGGGAAGTCCGAACCGTGCCGAATCTTACCCTTCGTCTGGCCGAGGAACTTGCCGCTGGGAGTGCCGCCATGACTACCCACGACATTCGTCGCATATTCTTTCGTGCGCGAGACAGCAACCATCTTGCCACTCGGCGAACCACCGTGGGAACCATGCACGTTCGTGCGGTATCCGGGTTCTACGGAAGCAGTCAGGCTGCCCCAATGTTTGCCTTTCATCCTAATTCTCCATAGCTATGTGAGAGAGTTCACGCTGATCGTACTAGATTCTTGAATTCAGAACAAGTGTCTGGGGCCGGTCATGTGATTAAAGCCTTCTTCCTGAACTCGCTTATGAACGCCTGTGCGACACCTTCATCGACATAGGCGTCCTCCATCATGTGTACGAAACCAGTGACATAGTCCACCATCGCAGGGTAGAACCTGATGTCAGGCTGGAAGTCAGACTCCCAATTCACCTGTCCAGCCTCAGTGATGAAGTTGTCAGTAATCTCAGGTACCCCAGTGGGGTATATCCCATAGAAGGAATACCAAGCATCCGGCCTGATCCTGTTGAGGTCGTTGAGGCCACGGTTCAGGATTGAGATGAGCATGGCGTCAGAATATCGGTAATTTGATGCGACTCTGTCCTTCAGGCGTGCTCGGGTTTCGGCGATCAAGGTTTCGTATGTGAACAGCGCAACGCCAGCGTCGGCACCAGCCCTACCTACATAATAGGACGGCCCGTAGTAGCTGACCGCGTAGTAGCCTGTGCCGTCCATTACGCGCCATCCGTCGAGGTCACAGTTCGCCCGGTTTCATCAGCATTCGCCACAATTCTGTCCTTACCACCATCAGCCGACTTGATCCGGTTCTCGGTTCCAGTCACAGCTATGGAGCCAGCAGCTTCGGCTCGTATCAGGCGTATAGCTTCGGCGAACGTCTCTGTACCTTCCATCACCTGTGCGAAAACTTGGCTGACAATCGCATCTTTGTCAGCTTGCGTAATCGGTACATCAATCAGGCCCGCCGAGTTGTTGGCGAGGATACGTACCTGATTAGTGTTCGCAACGTCGATGATGTTGTTGTTCGTTCCCTTGAGGGATACGGCGTACTGGGCATCCTCGAACGTCACAGAATACGGTGGGATGATCTCGAGTGACTCAGCGTAGGTTATACCGGAAATGGTATACGACAGGTTGTGCCGCTGAGTGTCCGGCCACGGCATACCTGCCTCCGACGCCTCAAGCAGCTTCAGCTCGTCAAAGAACGCAGTCGTGTCAAGCTCTCGCACCTCCGGCGAAGCCTGAATGAGAGCCATATCAGCCCTTGGGACTGTGATGACTCCTGTGATCCAATCGACTGAAACTGCCATTATTCATCACTTACCAGCGTAACTGTCTGGGTCAAACCATTGGTACCAATAGTAGCGTTAATCGGGCTGGCTTTATAGACCGGAGAGACAGAACCTTTCCGAACATAGCCTCTCACAGCCTGCGGGGTGCTGCCACCGTAACTGACACTGGTTTCGCCAAGAGAGTCCGTGAGGGCGTAGGAAATCAAGTCATCGCCACCTGTAGAGGTCGTACCGGGCCGGATAGCGAGAGTGAAACTCGTACCATCCTCGCCCGCGTCACCAGTCGTACCGAACGATCCCGGTGTTTCTGTACCAGCTGTTGCAACCAGCTTGGATATAGTATTCAGGTTACGTCCACTACCACCCTCAAGGGTAGCATCAGTCGTGTATCCAGAAATACCTGCCCAGCTCACCGTGCCGGGACCGCCTGACCAGCCACTCATAATGACGACCCACGCATTGTTTGTCGTAGTTGTAATGGCGCTGGGGGCGTAACTCAGGTCATCTACGCTGTCTGTCTTGTGGTTGGCCTGCACGTATGAAACATCCAGCGGGGTACTTGTGTTCTCGTCGCGGTAGACAACCAACTGCCCAGCCGTATGAGTGCCTGCACCGAAATCATGGGTGAAGGAATAGCCACTGCCGGTTGTGGCTCCACGTACCTTGTATCCTATCCAGAAACGCTGGTTAGACGTACCTGTGGCTTGGTCAATCTGTGTGAAGTCGGCAGGGGGGGTCCAGTTTGAGGTAGTCGCATCGTTCTTGACGATCACGAGGATCAGGTCATCCTCCTGCGTACCAGCAGGTTCAGACAAGGTGACACCTGTTGCAGACGCACCCGCATCTACACTGGTAGCACCGACATTAGAAATACTCGCGGTACCTCCCGGCCCAGTCTCCAAGAAGACTTTGGCGTGCTGAATCGGATCACCAGCCGTATCAACCGCCTTGATCGTAACCGTCACCGTCTGATTGACCGTGGTCGTCGAGCCAGCCGCGTTCCTGACACTGGGCTGGTTGCCCGCACCGTTGACGTTGATCGTGACCGCACCGCCGGAGCTGTTATAGATGGCAGCGTCGTTTGCTCCCGAGCTGGGAGTACTGTTCGTACCGGGCGTACCGCCGTAGCCGGTGAAGGTGATGTCCTGAAGATTGTATGTACCAACTGTGTCAATCTCAATGGCGTGTCCCACACCTGACTGCACAAACTCCGTGTTGTTCAGGTCCGTAGACGTACCAAAAGTCGGGTCTTGCAGTGTAGCAACCTGCGTTACTTGGTTGGTGCGGATGACGCAGTTCTCGATGTCTGCGCTGGCCTGTGTCAGAAGCACACACTCAATATCTGCGCCATCTACGGCACATACAGAAGTAAAAGTGACATCGCGGAAATTACGCATCTGAGCGCCGACTGCCAGCGACCCAGACGTCCCATTCACAGTAAAGTCTGGTCGAGTGTCGTCGGCATCAGCGCCGTTAAGAGAGCCTTCACCGATCATCAGGGAGTCAATCGTAACAGTTGTACTGGCGCTACCGAGGTCAACATCTACGCCGACAAGCCCTCGGCTATGGTAGCCATCGGGGAACGTGACAATAGACGTAGTATCAGTAAAACCTGTTGCAACAGCCGTACCGCCAGTATTTCGGCCAATCTCAAGCAGGCCATTCACTTTAACGGCGTTGCCGCTACCAGTTACAACTCCCCAACGATTCGTCTTGGTATCCTGATCGGTCGAAACAAAACTCGTGAAATCACCGTCAGTGTCAACACCGTCCCCGCCGGTCAGAACAAGCCCCGTTCCGATGTCGATTGCGTCGAGGGCCAAGTTCTCAGCCTTAGCAGTACCGTTTACGAAGGCACACTGAACACCGAACCAGTCAACAGCGGTCAAAGACGGACTTCCCGTAGTACCTTCCCGCCACTGAGCTATGTTGGGGTCAAGGCCAAAGATCAGGTAGCCGCCTTGCGCTGGATATGCACTAAAGCGGGTGTTGTTCGCACCGGAG